GGAGGTGGCACATAATATCCGGTTACAATATTGCAAAAGATAATAAAAGCCGTCCAACTACCTATGAAAAGAAACCATCCCATTAGAAGTTCTCCATAGCCTTCTTTGCTGTTTCATTATCTGAACTATTGAAAGTGTTTGTAACAACATTTCGATTAGTTGGATCAATGGACATCTGAATAAAAGTCCTATAGAACATTCCATCCATAATAACCATACGATGTTCAACTACATAATCTGATACATCGATATTCTTGAAACCAGATTTTGCTAGCTTAGTAGACCTTCTTGTAGAAAGAGACTGTCCGCCTTTGCCATTATCAGTAACATAAGTTTTGACTTCAGCTGAAGAACGGGCTGCAATCTTGTCTGCCAAACCGACTTTAGCTTCATGCATTGCCTTATCTATTGAGAACTGCATGTCGTCCGAATGTCCTGTTCCGACAGCGTAGATGTTATCCTGTGTATCTTCTGGCACACTGAGAAACCAACTTGGAACGTCCATACCTCCTACTTTGATAGGTGGTTGCTTGTCTTTGCCACTGAATGGCAGGGAACTACAAGCACTCAAAGAGAGTGCTGCAATTACTGGTATGATATAACCTTTCATAACTACCTCGTTTAAAAGTTAAAATCGTAAAACTTGATTGGCTCATCAGCCAACTTGTAACGATTTCCATATTTGTCTTTCCAACCATTTTTGCCCAAACGGATACGAAAAACAGAGTTTGCAGGATTGGAAGTGATCTTCCACTTCTGCTCATTTTGATTCGATGTGTTACCAAAGAATCCACCAGGATGAAATTCACGTTTCCAAGGGAGTGCCTCGGTATCCATATAGCGAATTTCCATAGTTTTTTCAGATATTACCTTTACGACTTCACAAGGTGAAACATCTGAGTAACCGAACTGATTAGCGTAATTCATATTTTTTCCTTCCTTTTTCATTTTGTACATATATTATAACACAGTTTTTTGCGATTGTAAACAAAAAAATGCACTTTTTTCAAACTTTTTTTCGTATAAATAGTTAAAAGAATGACGAGGATGTCGATGAAACGAAAATTCGCCAGACCCAAGGTGAGTTCACCTTCACCGACGAACTGGAAAAGAAAGACGTATAAAAGTCCTGTTAAGATGAAAGGACCAACCCGTTGGGTGAAGTCCAAGATTGAGAGAAATGGAAAAGAATACGAAATAAACCGCCTCGTTAGCGATGAATGAACGGGTGCCTTTATAGTATTGTTAGAGTATCAACAATTAAACTTAGAGGAACCTAATGATAGATCCGTTTACAGCCATCACGGCTGCTACCACCGCATTTAAAACAGTACAAAAGTTTGTGCAAGCTGGGCAGGATTTCGAGAATACTGTTGGCCAAATGGGCAAATGGTATACTGCAGTGTCTGACTTTCGAAAAGGTCAGCAAATGCAAAAGAATCCACCACTCTTTAAGAAGCTGTTTAATGCAGGTTCTGTAGAGGAAGAAGCTCTTGCGCTGTTGATGCACGAAAAGAAAATTGCTGAACAAGAAAAGGAGCTAAGAACTATATTAAACTTTAGATATGGATATGGCACTTGGGATGAACTTACTGAAATGAGACGTAAGATTGCAAAAAAGAGACAAGAAACAATTTATAAACAAGCACAAATGAGAAAAGATTTTATTGAGTTGCTATCTATTGTTGGATTAATAATAGTTTTAGCATGTATCATAGGTGCTTGTGTTTATTGGGCGATGGACTATAAAGGTCTAATCTAATGATGGTACATGCATTTATGCTTGTAGTCGTTTTGGGAACTGGTGAATTTAGAAGAGAACAGCCGAATCCAATGTTCTTTTATTCGATCGATAGATGCCAATATTTTGCTAAACGTATACCAAGGCAATATGGCAATTATAGTTATTCATCTCGTGTAGACCCAAAGGATAGAATTACAGCTTACTGTAAGCCCGTTTATATAAAAGACAATAAAGGAATATATGATTAATGACTTATCTATTTGTGATATTAACCCTTGCTGGATTAACTGCATTCATAATATGGATAGCTCTTATTGAAGATAAAATAGAGTTTGAAGCTCAAAAAGCTGCAGATGAGGCCTGCAAAGAAATGGAAGAACGATGTCAAAGGATCAAATGGAAATATCGTTCACTAAAATCAAAACTGGAGACTAACACATGATCGAATCAATAATAGCAACAATAGTTGGATCATTTATGTATGACAATATAGACTTTTTTAAGACTATGAAAGAGCAAAGAGCAGATGGATATGAGTGGGTGTATAAACCAAAAACTCATAATCCAGAAGTTCCTGCAATAACAATCGAACACCCAGTAACAAAAGACAAAAAAGTGATCTGGGTACTGGAGGACAAAGATGGAAGGTGATGTACAAGCCGGAATAGAATTTATCTATCATATGCGAGAACACCTTATAGATATAGGTATAGCAACTGCATACGGTATAGTAGTTTATTCTATGATCTTATGGCTTAAGAGCAAACTAACTAAATGCAATTGCGGTTGTAGACACTGTTGTAAATAATTGGAGGATTTGAATGGCCCCACGTAATCACAAAAAATGGTTAGCTACACCAAAAGTAGAATATATCAGTAGCGAATGTTATAACAATCACGAAATATTTGAACAAGAAATTAAAGACATTTTTAGTAAGGTATGGGTTCCTGTATGTCACTTAAGTGAAATGGATATGACAGGTTCTTATAGGACTACACAAATTGCATTTAAAAATGTGATTGTTATTAGATTCGGTAGTGGTCAAGTTAAAGCATTTGAAAACGATTCTGTAACTAAACCAGCAGGACATGATATGGCTCTTTGTTATCATGCACTTAAGTGGAAAGAACTTCCTTGTGAGATTAAACATGGCGGCATGGTATGGGTTACATTAGATACATCAACTTCAATGACAGTAGATCAGTGGACTGCAGGAGCATTTGATTGTATTGAAGATGCTATTGACACTGAAGAAATGGAAGTATTCCATTATCATAAAGCTGTCATAGATACTAATTATAAGTTGTGGCATGATACAAACTCGGAATTCTACCACGACTTTATGCACTACTTTAACCGAGTGTCAGGATTCAACGATGAATACTTTGCTAGAAAAAATATTCCTTTTGATAATGGTCATGTCAATGTTAGCAGTTTCACTGTTAATTATGAGGAATACGACGGGTTTGAAGACCGCGGTGAACTCTCATTCCCCAATTTACCACCGAACCAGTGGTACATGGTTGACCTCTTCCCAGGATTTAACTTTAACCTCCGTGGTAGTGCATATCGCAGTGACTCAGTAACACCACTTGGACCAAATAAAGTTATGATTGAGTTTAGAGGATATGGACTAAAAAAAGATACGCCTGAAGAAAGGCAAACAAGAATTAAGCATCACAATTCTATATGGGGACCTTTTGGTCGCAATTTACATGAAGATTTGATTGGTGTGGCAGGACAGGGTACCACAATGAGAGAAGGTACTGAAACCAGACGTATACTACATGGAAGACACGAAAATGGAACTATTCATGATGAAGTAGGAATGCGTCATTACTATGCAGCTTGGGGAAACATGTTAGGTGTAAATCCTGAACAGCCGTTAGCAGCTTAAGGAGAATAGAATGTACGAATATAGATGTACAGTTGTAAAGATTATTGATGGTGATACTGTAGATGTTGATATTGATCTGGGCTTTGGCGTATGGCTGAAAAAAGAACGTATCAGAATGTTTGGTATTGATACACCTGAGTCACGTACACGTGATCTAGAAGAAAAGAAGTTTGGTCTTGCTGCAAAGCAATTTCTGACTGATATGCTTGATGATGAAGGTGGTATTATTCTGAAAACTCAGAAAGATAAAGAAGGTAAGTTTGGTAGAATCCTAGGTGAACTATGGAGAACTACCAATTATGCTGACAAATCTATTAACCAATATATGATTGAAAAGCATCATGCCGTTGAATATCATGGGCAATCAAAAGAAGAAATTGCCGAACAACATATAGCTAATCGGCAATTGGTAAGTTTTCTTTAAAGAAGTTTGTGAGCCTCGTCAGTAGTTTCAGTAACTCTTCGAGTCCAACCTTTACCAAAGGTTTCAAAAGTACTTAGACTTTCATAGTACTCTTGTCTTTTGTCTTGGTATGCATCAATAGTAGCTTCTAGTCCTTCAACAGAAATATAAGCCTCTAAAGTTTTTAGTGTGTTGGGTCCAATTCCACCATCTACTGTGGTTCCAATAATAGATTGAATAAATTTAGCTGCACGTCCTGTTCCAGCATTTACACCAAAGTCAAAAATACATAGATCCAAACCAGATGGAAGATTGTCACCTTTTACACGATCCCAATAATTTTTCTTGTAGATAGGTGCAACATCTTCAAATTGAAGGTCTTTCATTTCTTTTGGCGCAAGGTCTTCAGTTATACACCATTCGTCGTAAACTCTCTTTGTAACACCCATGTTGGTTTCCCCGCCTGGATCTTTAGGATGGTTTACATATCCACCTTCATGATGGAGTATTAATTCTAAACATTTTTTATAGTTTTCAGCTGCCATAGTTTGTCCTTAGTTTTGTGGTTGTGTCGGGTTTAATTAATGTAATGTCTTTGCCAGCACCAAGTACGCATGCTTGTTCTGCTGTCATTTCAATAAGAGTCCAAGTACCTGTTTTTGGATTTACACCCAATATCATTTGCACTTGGAAACCAGGACCATTTGGCTGTACCGCTAGGCCAGTACCTGTGACCATAGGTTTTTCACCATACTGTTCTGGTATCTTGATAATTTCATCTGGTTTACCACATTGTATTGGCTTATGAGCCCAAAATACTTGTGGCGAATCTATATTTTCATGCTCAGCTGATGCGCTTAATGGCATTAAAAATAAGATTGCTATAAGTAAACGTTTCATGACGCTTCCGCTTTCTTTTTACCGGCACCATTAGGATTTCCCCAAACCTGCCACGCAGGAACTTTAATATACATTTTATTGGTTTCGGCTTTATTTGGATTTCTAATAGTAAGAACTACATTCTTACCTTTCTTCCAAGCTGCTTGCTGATCCAGAATTTGTCTAAATGGTTGGGCCTCATCTCTCATTTTTCTAGCACCATTTGCTATTTTTTGATTAATGCTGGGCCTTTCACCTTTAGATGTTTGACTGGTCCTTGATTTTTTCTTACCCATTCTTATAGATCTCCTGAATAAAGTTTTCAAACGCCTCGACTTTTTCTAGTCTTTTTGGCCAATAGATATAGTCTTTCTCAGGATTAGCTTTAAGATTATTCAATAAGGGTTGTATAGCATTATAAAGTTTTTCAAGCTGTTCTTGAGTCGTGCTTGCTAGTTGTTCAGCATCTGCTGCTGAACTTTGAGAAGTCCTAACGGCTTCTAGCTCGTCTTCCGTGACAGCTGTAAATCCAAAGTCAAATATATCATTCATACAGTTATTTATACTCGTTCATCTTTCGGTTTAACTGACGAAGCAATGCCATGGCAGTTCTTTGCCAAAAGTCAAAAGCCCATGAACCTTCATCACATCGGTTCATGGCAGTATAACAATTATCAATTCTCTGCTCAGTTAACTGAATTTCACTAGTAGTTATTATAGAACGATTGATCGCGTCTGTCATAAATATAGACATCTATCTCTCCTGCATTTTTTATGCCACCAATTAAGTTTCCACCCCAGTCATAACTTGGACCATTTTTTACGAGTGGTTTTCTTAATGCAGCACGAATTCTTTTTTTATTATTGAATGCATCAGTTTTATTTAACAATGATACATTTTTTTTCAAATGTTCAAACATTAACATATCGATTGGATCTTGCGTATTGTAAGTTCCAACATATGATTTACTTTGACGATTAGGCTTGATATGCATTTTCAATCTCCTTGAATAGGTATTCTTCAATATCATCTTGGTCACATTGGAAGAGAATACCAATTCCTCCAGCTTGTTCCCACCTTTTGATGTTATCAATTTTGTCATCAATAAGGATGTTTGGTTTACCAGTAAGTCTGTTAACTGCATACTTATGTTTATTTGAAGTGAAGATACAGTTTTCTACCTCTGGCATAAAACCTTTATCTTCAAGCCATCTACGTTTCCAGTAAGCTGAGTTGTTGTGATCACCTCTTAGTGGAGATGAACATATTCCCCAGTTACTATCACCGGCTGTTTTCTTTACAAACCTAACAATTTCACTTGAAAGACAAACTCCGTGATCGCCAATATTGCCATTACGATCTTCACGGAATGTTGGTAGTTTATAAAACCAATCTGTACCAACTAGATCAGCCAAGGCTTTTTCTTTTTGCTTGATTGATTTCCAATGTTTAACATTATTTGCTTTAGCAAAAGCACCGAAGAAGTTAGCGATTACTCCATCCATGTCAAGGTATATATTCATATTCTTCATTTTACCTCCATGCAACCGGCTGGTAAGCCTTCGGTTGCGCAAGGATCTTCGATATAACCTACTAAGAGGATACAAGCTATGATAGCTGTGATTGCAAAAAATTCTTTCATTATATAACCTCCACTTTGTCGAATCCGGCTGATGCGACGATTACTTGTTCGGTTTCACTTACAAGGATATCACCAACTGAGATGCTGTGCATCCGATCCAATCGATTGATATCGCCTTCAGGACCAATGTTGCCAATCTCAAAAGCTTTGTTGAAGTTGCTTGTTGCGATATTAGCTACATGGACATAAAGGTCTTTATTTTTAACTGGATCAAAGCCTTCGCCAATTCCCATACCATAGGTAAAAGAACAATGTGGGAAGATTGCTTTTTGATCTTTGATTTGATAAACTTTAATCATGGTTTTTCCTTCCTTTTCCATTTTATAGATATATTATATCATAAAAATTCAATATTGTAAAGGAAAAAATGTAAAAAAATTGAAAAAAGATTCCAATGAAATCAATCACTTAACAAAAAACTTTATTTTTTTTTATACGGCGAATGATTCACCACAACCGCAGGACGCAGTCGCATTAGGATTAACCACCTTCAGATAGGAACCACCTAGTTCTGTAACGTAGTCTACTGTACAGCCGATGACAAACATTTCAGCAACTGGATCTACTACTAAGTTTCCAGTTGTGGGTTCCTTGTCAGTCATTTCCCATATGTAAGTAAAGCCGGAACAGCCACCACCTTTAACAGATAGCATTACATTTGGCTGTCCGACTTTCTTTAAATATTCTTGAGCTTCTTCAGTAATTGTGATCATATAGTATATATAAGAGTTTGGCTGTTGGGGCAGGACTCGAACCTGCACGCATTTCAGCACACGAGAAACAATCGTGCGTGTCTACCAATTCCACCACCCAACAATTTGATTAGTATGGGCCGTCGTATTTTTCGAGAGCTGCAATCATTCTTGTCATGCCAATTCCTCCACCTACACGTGGAAAGAAGTCAAACTTTAAAAACTCTTCTAATTCAGCTTCTACACGATCCTTACCAAACAATTCGTATAATAGGTTACTATATGCACCATCTGTAATTGTGTGGAAAGTATCGCGCATCATATCTACATCGCATGATCGTTCTGCACTTCCTATTGTTTCCATTCCACCTAAGATAACATCAATTTTCTTAGATGTTTCTCCACCTTCATATCTACTCATATTCCAAAATGGAGAAGTAAATTCAGGAAAGTCTGTAATCATGGCAGTTGAATAGTCATCAAACATTTTACCTTCATGTTCAGCTGTAAGCTCACCATCAGTATTATATTCTTCTTGCCATTCTTTATATGTTTTTTCTGTTGGTCTTTCAAACCCAAGATGTTCACATAATTCATATTCCATATTTTTCAAATCATTTATGTCTCCTGGCATTTCAAATTCAAACATAGGAAAGATTATATCATGACGCCCTGGGATTGCATTAGGTTCTTGTCTATACGAAGTGGATACACAAAAGAATCCTTTTGAATCAGGTTTGCTGAGCAATTCATGCTCTAACCACATCTGACCCGTTTGTGGTAATGGCCAAACTTGATTTGCATATTTGTAAGTTGCAACATTGAAAGGGTCTTCACATGCTGCTAAGATTGATAGTCTATTTTGGGTGTGAACTTCTAAAAAGCCTTTGGCCAAAAAAAATGACCTTAAAAGGTCAACAGTGTTAGTAAATTTTTGTGGGTCTATTAGTTGTGTCATTATGAGCTCCAGTCATATAATAGTTAAATCGTTTTATTTATACAACTAAAGCTCATAATATTAAGTTTTTTTAATTAAAATTTACCTAAGAATCTAGCTATATGATGAGCAAATGGTAAAAGAGATATTGCCATGAATAGATTAACTCCTGTATGAGCCATTGCAATTCGTAACGTATCACCTTTAGGCATACCATCAGATACAAAAAAACCGGCTAACCAAATAGTGCCGGTTGTTCCTATGTTTGCTCCTAGGACGCACGCTATAGCAGCCGGTAGAGGTATAGCACCAGATGCTACAAGTGCTATAATTGCTGTTGTTGATAAACTAGAAGATTGCCACAACAAAGTCATAACAATACCACCAATAAACATATAGAACATATTACCTGTAAACCAAGATAAATGTTCCATATTGCCCATTGATTTCATTCCACCTGAAAATGTTTTAAGCCCAATATAAAAAATGACTAATCCTACAAGAGCTGTGATTACGGGGTTCCCTAAATCCATTTTTCCTACCTTTTTCCAAAGCGATTTGAAGTTCATAAAACTCTCCATCTAGTTAAGAGACAGGCCTTTATGACCTGTCTTTCTATTTATTTAACACGTTTATAATGCTCGTAACAAAACTTTAACAAATTAATAGCTTTGAGCAAGTCTCCACATGAGATATTCTTTACTCTCAATAGGATCATATTTTGGTTCTTCATCTAATAGACATTCTACTATTGTTCCCGGAGTAGGATCTACAAAATGTGGCATACTATACCGAGGAAGATGAATATGACTATTGACAACTCTATGCTTTGTGCTGACAAAATAATCGTTTGTCCATCTTTGTAATAGATCACCAATGTTGACTACAACACCGTCTTTTGCATATGGTACTGGATGCCATTTGCCTTTTAAATCTTGTACTTGTAATCCAGGCACATCATTAATTTGCCATAATAGTGTAATGGTACCATAGTCAGAATGTTCACCAATACGTTTTTGATTTAGTTCAACCTCACCTTTATATGCAGGATAGTGTATAATTCGAGTTGTATTGTATGGCTTTTCATGAGCATCTACTAAAGTTGTTCCACAATCAAGAATTGTATCAAACTTTTCTAGTATTCTCATTGATAGGTTATCTGCAATCTTAACACTAGCTCTTGCAGAATTTGTAAACTCTATTTCTGTTGGCCATAGTGCTGGATCCATACGAGTATCGTTATAGTTAAAGCTTTCTTTCATATCAGCTGGAGCCTTTGGGTCTACATTTTCTGCGCCCATAACACTGTAACCTAAATTTGTTTCTTTCTGATATGAATATTTTTTCTTGACATTTAATGGCAATGCAAAAAACTCTTTCATTTTTGTGTGCCATAGGTTCATTATTTCTTGATCGATATCACTTAGTGTATTAGTAAAGACTGCGAAGCCTACAGTAGTGTAGGCCTCGCGAATCTCGTCTAGAACTGATTCACTATTAAAATCAATTACTGGTATCATTAATTTGGTACCTTAGCATCAATACCTTCAACATAGTACATCATTTGGTTTAGATGCAAGTCTGTTGCAACCTCGCCATCTTTTAGTTGTAGGTTACCTTCATTGTCCTTAATAGGACCAGTAAATGCAAAGTAATGACCGTGAGAGATCATGTCTTTAATATGTTGTGCTTTTGCAGCAACATCATCTGGCATATTGGTAAATGGTGCCATTTGAACAGCGCCTTCGTTCATATGACCAAAGTAATCATTAGTCTCCCATGTGCCATCAATTACAGCCTGTACCTTTTTAATATAGTAAGGACCCCAATTATCGATTGTGGCAGTAAGCTGAGCTTTTGGTGCAAAGTTAAACTGGTCAGAGGCTTGACCAAAACCATGTACACCTGCTTGTTCTGCAGCTTGTAGTGGTGCGGGAGAGTCAGTATGCTGGGCAACCATATCACAACCTTCTGCAATCATAACTTTTGCTGCATCAGATTCTTTACCTGGATCATACCAAGTGTTAACCCATACAATGTCAATATCAACATCAGGATTCATTTTCTTAGCACCCATATAAAAGGTGTTAATCTCACGAATAACTTCTGGAATTGGATATGCTCCAACATAACAGATCTTATTCGTTTTGGTCATCATACCTGCGATAATACCCTGCACATGTCGTGCTTGGTACAAACGAAGACCATATGATGCCATATTGTCAGATTGCTTATAACCAGTTGCATGCTCGAACTTTACATCTGGAAAGTCTTTTGCAACTTTAAGCATTGGTTCCATATAACCAAACGATGTGGCAAAGATAATGTCTGCACCATCTTGGGCCATCTTACGCATAGCCATTTCAGCTTCTGGACCGTATTTAACGCTTTCAAGATAGACAGTTTCTACCTTATCACCAAAAGCTTCTTCTACTTGTTGACGACCAATATCATGACGATATGTCCATCCATGATCACCAATCGGACCTACATAAATAAATCCTACTTTAATAGGCTCGGCATAAGCAATTGAAAGGGATGCCAACAGAAATGCACCTGCGGCGGCAAGTTTTCGAAACATAAGTTTTTTCTCCGTTATTTTTGAAAGTTAAGAGAGTAAGATTTACCCTCGTGAATGAAATTTACTGTACTATGAGAATAGATTGTTTTACGCTCTTCTTCGTAACGTGTTTCCATTCTACAATTAGGCCCTTGGTTTTTATTTCTTTCAGTATTTAACACTCCTCCGATAAAAGCACCAAGAGCTCCACCGTTGTTTTCGCCGGGAATATTATTTCCAATGGCACCACCAACAATGGCTCCTTCAAGAAAGTTTTGGATTTCGGATTTACCGTTCCCACCTCCTTGATCCATGCAAACCTCTACAGTATAAGGTTTTTTAACTATAACTTCTTTATAGTGATCTTGTACAATATTTGTTTGTGCAACTGCGTAGTGACAAGATGATATTGTTAGCAAAATTGCTATACTTAGAACCCTCATATTAACTCCTTTCCGCCAATAGCAGCTTTAATTTTTGGTTCTCTTCTTCGAGTTGTTTAATATATTGGATTACTACTTCTTTGTCACAAAGAGTTGTACAGCAGATTTCTATATTACTTTTAGCCTCAGTGGCCAAAGAGTTTTCTTCTTTCATACTCATCTCTTGTCTTCAATAGAAGCTCAGTCCAATTATCACGATGTTCAATAAACACTTGTGGTTGTTCGTTGTCTACCGTTATCAAGGTAACCAATTGTGTAATTGGTTCTCCTGTTCTTTCTTCCCACATAATAGCATATGCTGCTTCTTGTGCGAAATAATTCGTTATCCATTCTTTCTTTTTTAGTTTCCTTGATGTCTTAAAGTCAACAATACTAAGAATGCCGTCAAACTCACCCACGCAATCAACTCTGCCAGCAACACGCAAGTGGTCAGAATAGAGCGGAACTTCCTGTGCACGAATGTTATTAAGTCGCTCATCCAGAATAGATTTGAGGTCGGTGAAATTTCCGATAATGTTTGGCATAAAGTCTTTGGCATAATCTACCTCATTGTTAATATATCGCTCGGTAATACTATGTACAGCAGTACCGCGATTAGCAGCTCGAGTACTAATGCGAGTCGCTTCCTCCTCGCCAACTCTTTGTCTCCACGCCCTGATCCCATCTTCACTTAGAATGCTTAGGACGGTGGTAATTGACGGGTACTTTGTACCCGTTGGAGTAGTATAGACTCTTCCAGTTGATGAAGTTTCTGCTTCAAGATCATCGTACTCCAACTTTGTATTTAGGTGTTTGAACATTTTCACTTTCTTTTTTTAAAATTTTACTTACATTTGTTGTAAGTCCTAGTTTTGATCTATTTTTCTTTCTTCCAGCTTTTTTATTCTTCGGATCCCAACGCGTAAACTTGGCCATTGGAATAACTCCTTCTTACAGTTTTAACATTTCCTTTGTCATAATGTAGTCACGGACAAAATCCGATCTTACAATATCTTCCCAACCAAACTCGACTACAGTAAAGTTCTTCAACTGTTCAATTATTGATAAGAATTTTAAAATACCTGTTTTGTCAGTTTCTTTGGTAAAGTCAGATTGATAGTAATCACCACACATAATAAACTTACAATTATGACCTACACGAGTAATAATTGAGTCTAATTCATGAAAGGTGAGATTTTGCATTTCGTCAAGAACAACGATTGCATTTGAAATAGTCATACCTCTAATAAAAGAGGTAGACATAAATTGTACCGTTCCAGCTTGCTTAAGTTTAGTCCATGCATCGGCACTTTGAAATAGCTCGGCACAAATAGATCTATATGGCCCAGTATAAGCATCTTTCTTTTCTTCCTCATCACCTGGCAAATAACCAATGTCACGAGTAGGTACAATTGAACGTACAATAACACATTTATCATACGGAACTTCTTTATCTAATACATCCTCAAGTGCTAATGATAATGCAACAAAGGTTTTACCTGTACCAGCTGAACCAGCTAATACAAGAGAGTCACCTGAGTCATATGCCTCAACAGCCGTTCTTTGATTTTGAGTAACTGGTTCAACTTCTTCCATATCTTCCAGTCTTAACTTAAGGCTCATCTTAATGTCTTTTCATATTATGATTGCGATGCGTTTGAGCAATCTTATCCTGCACTTCTCTAAATCCATTATCAACTGGTATTGTACTACCAGCTTGATGTACAAAACCAACTGGAACTATTACAGACTCCAAATTGTTTTCTTTCATATAGGTTTCTTTATCGTCCATTCTTACAAAATGGTCGAATTCTTCACCCGTTGTCTTGTTCCGAAACCGGTACGTTGGCATTCTCTAGTTCCTCAACTCTTTTTTCTAAAGCTTTAATACGCTTAGCCATTTCACTTGGTGGCATAAAATTACATTGCATTTTCTTTTTCTCTTGGCGCATCTTCCATAGCATCCAATCGTAATATCTTTGTGGTTCTGGATCATCAACCATTTATATATACCTTTTTGTCTTCGTTCCACCAATCTGGTTCTGGTCTTTTAGTCCATACCATGCTGAACCTGTCTTGTTTAGTATGATAGAATGCTCGATAAGAACGAACTGGGTCGTTGTAGAAGAAACATTCTGGGTTTGATTTCATAGCCAGTTTGAAAGGAGTCATTTCATTCATCATAGGAATGTTCCTAGGCAAACTTTGTAATGGCCATAGTAGTTTGTTTTCTGTTTCATGTGTTTTAGCATACCGATATGTATATTCTTTGCACAATGCATAGAAATGTTCCCAATGCCATTTGTAATTTTCAGATGATTCCATTGTCCATACAGTACATGGATGACCGTGGTGTACGGCTTTATAGTATAGGAGTTCGGCTTCTAGATCATCTGCGCCTTCATACAAGCAGTAATAGTTAACCATACGTTTGCCTGACTTTGAGGGCTTTTTAATTAGTTTGCCGTCTAGCATCCTATGAGCCGTGCTCAACATTTGTGCTGATTCCACGATCATCTTAACAACATGTTTGTCACATTGCATTTGAGCTGCAATGGTTGGATCTTTATCTAGTATAAAAATATTCATATCAATTCCTCATTATGTACTTATATTATAACACATTTTTCACTATTTGTAAACCCTAAACTGCAATATCCAATTCAATTTCACTAATTCTGTAATTTAGATATTCGTATTTAGTTTTGAGTTTATGTACTAGATTCGTGTCTCCTCTTTTCTCCATTTTCTTCATATAGTGTTTTAATTCCCTTGAGTCTCTTTTAAGTCTTTCTATTTGAGATCCACGCAAATCTTTTCTCCTTCTATAAAGGTTAGATGAGGTAAGCGAAATAGTACTCTCCTTTTTGTTACTGAAGTTAAAAAAAGCCCGCAAGACGATTGTCTGTGCAGGCGAGGCAATGATGTAGTATAAACTTAATCATGACTTTATTTATTCTTTAATCAAATTCGGCCAAGTGTCTTGGACAAGTTTTTTTGTAACTCCTTTATATTCACCCATAAGTTTTTTGTCCTTCATTAGATCAAATAACTTAGCGTCTTCTGGTAATACTGTTTCCAAAATACCAATCCACATCTTTTCTCTTTTAGGAGCCATGATGCGATCACCTTCACCACCCTTTACAAAGTACCGCATTTTTTTCATCGATTGATGAGTATTTGCAGCTCTTACTTCTTGCAAATTAGCTGGTTCATACGGTGATTTACCTTTTGGTAAATTAAATAGAAGCTTTTCATCAAAACCTCCACGTAGAATAGTTTTCAAAGCCAGTGACTCATAGGTCTTTAGTACCTTTGATTTCTCTACTTTAGTTGGAGCCTTAGCCACAAGTTCAAGTACCTCATGGATAGACATTTTACTTGGGTTTATTTCTTTAGCCATTCTTAAAATCCTCAATACATTCAATTAACATTTTACAGCGTTTTTGGACAAAGTAAGGAAACATCTTTCCCTGCTTATGCCATGGATCTTGTCCGTCAAACGTATTTATAATTTCAGTTTTAAGCTCTTGTGGTGTATTAGCAAGATTAATTAGTGTATCATTGCGTTGATAGTTACGGTACCAAGAAGCTGCATAAAGCAATTCACCATCATCTAGATCAGCTAAAATAGCATCAATCTTTTTCTGAGTAACTGGTGTTTGACGGATACCTTCAACAAAGACATTATCTTCACTGAGTACATTTGGTACACCATCTCCACTATCGCCTTTAAGTACATGCTCAAGGGCATATAAACGTGGGTTAGGATGTTCAACAAATTTCTTTTGCATTGGACTATATTGACGAACATTATTAAACTTATGTAGTTGAATAAAGTCTTTGTCAGCTGAAATAATCATAACCTTTTGATGACGACCGAACTCTTGTGTATCATGTACTAGTGTACCAATGATGTCATCAGCCTCACAACGTTCGATATGAATAACCTTGTATGGCATATTTTCAAGAATTTCTTCTCGTACCTGATTAATGATACGAAAGATTTCATTCCAATCTAGGCTAGACTCTTCACGGCCTTTTTTGCGAGATGCTTTATACTGTGGAAATACTTCTCGCCTCCAAGATGAATGATCACAAGCAATAACCATTTGACCATACTCATTCTTGAATTTTTTATTGTACATTCGAATGGTATTGAGTATCATATGACGAATTAGATGTTCGTCAATTTTCATCTTTTGTGTGATTACGCCTGCAATTGCAATTGCGTTATAGTCTACTATTATCATTGGAAGGGTCCTCATCATATTCAATTTCAACATCGTCATCAACAAGTGGTTCTATTGGCATTTTATCTCTATGCGCATCAGCGAACACTTTTGCTGCAACTATCATTTTATGGCATTCATCCATAATAAAATGAAACACATGCTTATTATAGTCATGGTCTCTTGCAAAAGAAGCATACAACATATTAGCCACCACACTTATATCGCGTTTGAACTGATCATCATCGATATTATAACCGAGATCTTCTAGTTCTTCTAACACGACATTAACGACGTGGTGTACAGTATCCAAATCATAAGATTCCTTAACAATCTTATCAGGCATCTTATTTGGAAACGGAATTATGTTGCTACCTTTTTCTTTCATACTTATATTATAACACACTTTCCTTTGATTGTAAACCCTTAATATGGCGAGAATGTATTTTACATCCTATGAATTCGTTGTACCATTTATCCGAGAGAAGAACCTCGTTATCAAATTGGTACTTGGCTTCGAAGTATGACATTTCTCCTTTTGTCTTACAGAGTCGTAATATTTCTCTTTTATAGCCAGCCGGTCCCTTGGACTCAACGAGGAGAGCGAGCTCCTTGTTAGATCCATAGTACGTTCTCCAATCACTCTCAACCTTCGATCTGACTCTTCGAGATCTCTTTGAATTTTTTGGTAGAACTTTAGGCCGCCAGAAATTCTTTTTACCGAGATATTTCTTCTCTGTAGCCAATTCTGTGATAACATACACGAATCCTTGGTAGTCATCGGGTGTGGTATCAAATGGTTTGTTCTCATAGTACCAAGTTAATCCCATTCTTCTTCACCTGTGTCAAAAATAATATGTCCTTCAGAGATATTTATCTCTTCTAACATTTCTTCTCCACAGGAGGGGCAAAAGGTTACTTTATCATCGTCATCTTCAAATTGTACTTTGAATTTGCATTTACACGAAAAGCATTCTATCATAAAGACATCCCACTAACAGCATCACCAAGCAGGCGATTCATAAGTTCATTATAACCGCCAACATATTTGCCATCAACAAGAATTACTGGCATAGTACGAGCAAGTGGGAACTGCTCTCTTAGTTCATCTCTGGTCAAATCCTTTCCAACCACGTATTCATTAAACTCCATATTTTTACTATGGAGTGATGCTTTAGTCGCCATGCAATAACTACAAGGCGGATCATATTGTGTATAAACATCAATTTTCATTATAGGGTCATTCCTTTTAATAGATCATTGTTAACATCTTGTTTTACACCACCAATAACATACGAGCTAATTTCAGTTTCCTGAGGTGCAACTTGTACATTACCGCCGCCAATCCATTTCTCTGTCCAAGGGAGTGGATTAGCCTGTGGTACTTGATATGGTGATGGCAAACCAAGAGCTTTCATTCTTTTATTTGCGATCCATTCAATATAGTTATATAGGAGGTTAGCATTTAAGCCAATCATAGAACCATCTTTAAATAAGTAATCAGCCCAGATTTTTTCTTGATCTACTGCAGATTTAAACATATCTACAACTTGATCTTGCATTTCAACTGCTATTTTTTCGAAGTCTTTGTCTTCTTTCGGAAGAGTTTTAATAATAGACTGACTAGCAGCAAGGTGCGTATTTTCGTCACGAGCAATGAACTTAATAATTTTAGCGTTACCTTCCATTCTTTTAAGCTCAGCAAAAGCCCAGCTACAAGCAAACGAAACATAGAATCGTACTCCTTCTAAAACGTTAATTGAATTTAGAGCCAACCATAGCTTTCGTTTCAGTTCATAGGTATCTACCTCTCTTGTCATTCCATTGACTTTATGAATGCCAGGACCAAGCAAGCTCCACCATTTGCTATACTCAATAAAGTCATCGTAGTAAGCACTAATGTCTTTTGCACAGTCAGAGATTTCTTCGATATCAAGCATGGTATCAAAGACAGTAGACGGGTTTGGATAAATGTTTCTAATAATATGTGTGTAGGAACGACTATGGATAGTCTCCATGAATGCCCAAGTTTGAACTAGTGGTTCAATCTCAGGTACTGATGCAATTGGCATCAGAGTTTCTGTTGGTCCACGGCCTTGGACTGAATCCAATAGGATTTGTCTTTTAAGGTTGGACGTAAAAATATGCTTTTCACTTTCAGTAAGACTGTTAAAGTCACCTCTATCTTTTGAAACGTCTACTTCTTCAGGACGCCAAAAGAAACCTAACATCTTATCTGTAATCTTATCTAAGTTTGGATACTTCAACATATCATAACGAGCAATGTCTACCTCGCCATCAAAGAACATCTTTGATTCCATGTGTGATTTCGTTTTTTGTTTAAACACTGACATTTTTTTCTCCTAAATTACGCAGCTTTCACATGCTTCATCATCAATTGGTGCCATTGGCACGGGTTCATCTTCTTTCATTTCACCTGCTCCATCGTAGGTGTTATTATAGTACAGTTGTTTACCTCCATACTTATAGAAAGTAATAATATCTGTCATTATTTGAGACATAGGCACTTTACCGTCTTCAAACATTTCTGGATTATAAGAGGTATTAACTGAAATACCTTGGTCAATATACTTTTGTAATACTGCACAAATTTTAAGATAGCCTGATGGGTTTGGCTGATTCCATAGCAAATCATATTTATTTCTTAAATGATAATAACCAGGCACCACTTGTGCCATTGAGCCATCTTTGGATTGTTTAAACGACACTAGAGCTCTTGGTGGTTCAATACCATTTGTTGAATTAGATATTTGTGCTGATGTTTCAGCTGGCATCAAGGCCATTAAAGTTGAATTACGTATACCATGTTTCAATACGTCTTTTTTAAGTGTACTCCATTTCATTCTTTCTTTATGTGGAATAAGTTCATCAACTTCTTTTTTATATGTATCCTTAGGAAATAGACCTAATGAGTATTTTGTCTCGTCGTTTTTGAGGCAGGGTCCCTTTTCTTTGGCAAGGTCCACGCTTGCTTTAATGAGGTAGTAACTCCATGCTTCAGCGTATTCATCGATTGTTTGCAATGATCCTTCATCATACTTAAGTCCTCGTTTAGCAAGGAAATATGCGAGATTAATAATTCCCACTCCCAACGGCCTCCGTGCCATAGTGCTCTCATGAGCCGCTGGCACTGGATAATCTTGATACGATAACAACTCGTCAAGACCTCGAACAGCGAGGTTACAGTATTTTTTGAATTCTTTTGGCTCATTGATTAACCCCCAGTTAATTGCCGACAAAGTACAAAGTGAGATTTCGCCATCTGGGTCTTCTGCCGAGTTGAGGGGCTTAGTGGGCAAATCAATCTCACAACAAAGGTTGCTCATACGAATAGGAGCTTTAGACGAATCAAAAGAACCATGATCATTAGCATGGTCCACATTCATAATATAAATTCGTCCAGTATCTTTTCTTTCTGTAAGTAATTGTGTAAACACTTCAAGAGCTGGAAGTGAATATTGTCTAATTGATTTGTCTTTTTCGTACTTTTCGTATAGACGTTTGAATTCGTCTTGGTTAGAGTAAAATGCGTCATACAATCCTGGTACATCATTTGGAGAGAAGAAAGTAATATTACCACCTGATAATAGTCTTTCATACATCAATTTATTAATTTGAAATGCATAATCCATTTGACGCACACGAGTTTCTTCAGTACCTTTATTGTTTTTCAATACAACTAAGTTTTCAAATTCAAGGTGCCAAAGAGGAAAGTAACAAGTTGCAGCTCCACCACGAACACCACCTTGCGAACAGGATTTTACTGCAGCTTGGAAGTATTTGAGGAAAGGTATGAGTCCAGTGTGGACAATATCTCCGGCCCGTATTCGAGAGCCAAGAGCACGAATGCTACCACCACCAATACCGATACCAGCTTTTTTACTAATGTAACGAACAACGCTAGTACTAGTAGCATTAATGCTATCGAGGCTATCTCCTGATTCGATAAGTACGCAAGAAGAGAATTGACGTGTTGCTGTGCGTAATCCAGCCATAATTGGAGTTGGGAGGCTAATGTAGAATTGTGAAGTTGCATCATAGTAATCCTTAACCCACTTCAATCTTGTCTTTTGATCATAATCAGCAAATAGAGTTGCTGCAATCATCATATACAAAATCTGTGGTGTTTCATAACAAAGTTTAGTATTACGATCCTGACATAAGTACTTGCCACGAAACTGTTCCATACCAACATATGTGAAGTCATCATCACGTTTATGTTGAATGAAGGATTCGAGTTTATCAAGTTCTTCGTCTGTATACTTATCGAGAATGACGGGATCGTAGACGCCTCTCTCAATATTCTTATCAATAATGTCTTTTAACATCCAAGGCTCATACTGACCATAGACTTCTTTGCGGAGCTTGTAATTGATAAGCCTTGCTGCAACATACTGGTAATTAGGAGTTTCTTCACTAATTAGCTCAGCTGCTGATTTAATTAAAAGTTCATGGATGTCATATGCTTTTATACCGTCATATAACTGAATATTAGATCTTAGTTCTATTTCAGAAATTGACACGTTTGCTACGTCTTTTGTAGCCCATTCTAGTACCTTATGTACCTTTTCTAAATCAAAGGCCTCTTTTCCGCGTCCATTGCGTTTAGTGACCATAATATTATTATTCATTGACTACTCCGCTTTTCATAATATACTATTATTATAACATATTATGAGTGAATTGTAAACAGTTATTTTGTATCTATTTCGGCATTTACCTTACGATGACCACGCCAAGCGACCCAGCCGCCAAGTCTAAGCGCCCAATACGCAAGATAGTTTAGAAAGTGAAAGCCGTTTTGTTCAATATTTATATCTCTAAAGATTTGATCGGCTTTTTTCTGAGTAATAATACCCATTGTTTCGTCTTTGTCAGACTCTAGAAGAGTAGCATACTTATAAGCATAATCATGAACTAGTCCACCCATCAATAATACACCTGTTGGTGATAACCAAGTATGAAGAAACTTAGGAATTGATGCACCATCAAATTGAAACCCTGCTGGTATAACATACCATATGCCATCAAGTTCGTATTCCCAATCTTCGGCTACAACCCAATGACGAGTACCAGTTAACCACATCCATATTGCACTCCAAAAACCTTTACCTGCTGTTGGAATAGCAATAGGTTGTAACTTTGGCATATTTTTATAAGAAAAACCAACTCTGATCTTTTTGTTGTCGTCCACGCCAAACATATTGATGATAAATCCTACAATAATCAAACATCCAACGATTGTGAATTGCCACCACTGCATAGCCATGTCTACCATAAAGTCCATTATTGATTCTCCTCTGTTTGTTTATCCTCCGTCACTGCCTTTTCATAATATACTATGATTTCTTCTTGTTGATCTAAATATCTACGAATGTCTGCTATATTCAATGCTAAGTTTTCATAATCTTTCATGCTCAATGCAACAAAAGCGAGATCACCATAGATAGCAGTGAACTCTTTTTTGAATTCTTCAAAATTGTCTTTGGTAACTACAAAGACTCTTGTATCATTCAGCTGGAGTGGTTTTGGTCTCGCCACCACTGGTATTTGAACCTTCTCCACCTTCGTTACTACTTTTATCTCCGGTTCCGGACGGAACTGGGAGCAGCCACTCAGGAAGAGCGCGGTCACCATTACCACCGGTATCGCCCATGAACTCCCGCCATAACTTCGCAGTAGCGCCATTCATTTTTCCTTCTAAACTTTTTGAGTTCTTCAAAGCTTCAACAACTAGGTCTAGGTCACTTAGCTTTCGTCTAAGTTCATCACCATAGGCCTCAGCCTTTTGTAAAGAAACTTGAAGTTGATTATTTAATTCCCCAAGCTTAGCCATATCACCTTTCAAGGTTTCAACACTTGCTTCAGCTGTTTGAACAGCTGTTTCTAACTTAACATTGTTTTCACGAAGTGTTGCAATTGTAGCTTGGGTGGTATCATAATAGTATTTAGCTCCGTAGCCAATACCACCAATAATTGCAATAACAAAAATGAGTGCATATATTCTAAGCATTTCTTAGCTTTAATATCCTATCAAGTGCACTGTCTGTTATTCTTTTGGTACGTCTAAAAATAGCATCTGGATGATGTTTTCTTCTCTTATCCATTTTCTTAATTCTACCAGTAGGGTTCATATCCACTCCACCACCGGCAACAGAATTAGCTGGCGCATCTTCAGTTTGTTCACCTTTTGCTCTTCTCATCGCATCTGCAGTAGGTGCACCCTTTTCGCCTTTTTTACGCATTCTTTTTCCAGACGCTCTACGTTTGCGTATGTTATCCCAGAGTCCGGCTTCTTCTATGTAAGAACTAAATTTTTTCATCTGTATATATCCGATGCTGCTACGTATAGATTAGTCTTTGTACCAACGTGTCTAATACTATATATATTTTCTCCAAAGACAGAACCTACAGGTTTTGTGTTTTCTGCAACAGAAACTTTAGTTCCTGCTTTATAAATTACATGGCCGGTTATATCACTAGCCATATCGTTTTGTAATACATACATGCCAGGCGACAATTGATTATCTTCTTGAATATTCCATTGTGTTTCTTCTGGTAAG